GACCCGCAATGTCCTAACTGTGGGTCTTTTCATACCGCGCAGAAGGTCAGACCAAGCGAGCGCAATACCGGCTTGCGAACGTACGAATGCCTGAAGTGCGGACGAGACTTCACCATCAATGTAATGGCTGAAGATGACGCAATCCCATTTTGAAAGGAGCGAGATGAATACCCTGGACTTGATGTTTGACTTCCTTGTTGGCTTCGCTGTTTTAGCGACACCGCTGGCAATAGGAACAATGATCGTTGAGTTGATCGAATCGAGAAAAAGACGGAGGGCAAAGTGCCAAACGATTATCGTGAAATTTACATCTTCCAACTGAAAAAAGAGAACCAAATTTTATGGGGTGAACTTTCCGAATTGCAACGAAATAGTATGGCTTGGAAACGAGTCAGGAAGGAAATTGAGATCAACGACACAGAAATATCAACAATGCAAGACATCATTAAACGATCAGCCTCGACTGCAATCGAGGCTGAAGCAGAATCAATAACCCATTAGAGACAAAGGAGCTATCAATGGAAATTGTAACATATCAGGATAAAGCAATACAAAGTTATAACGACATCGAAAACGTTGCGAAGGCAATGGTTTCAAGTGGTTACTTCACAGACTCGACCAAAATCTCACAGGCAATTGTCAAGATTATGGCGGGGCGTGAAATTGGAGTTGGACCATTCGGATCAATGAATGGCATCCACATTATTCAGGGCAAGCCTGCTTTTGGAGCAAACATCATGGCAGGCAAAGTCAAGTCAAGCGGACGCTACAACTACCGCGTTACTGAAATGACCGATGAAGTTTGTACCATCGAATTTCTGGAGTTTTTCAACTTTGCATGGACAACAATCGGTGTATCAAGTTTCAACATTACAGACGCTAAAAAAGCCGGTACGAAGAACCTCGACAAATTCCCTCGCAATATGTTATTCGCAAGGGCAATGAGCAATGGAGTTCGTTGGTACTGTCCAGATGTTATGAATGGGTCTGTGGTTTACACGCCTGAAGAATTAGGGGCGGATGTTGACGAAGACGGCAATGTAGTCAATGTACATTTTGTTGAAAGCACACCGGTCAATATTCCAGAACCAGAACCGGAAGTTATTGAGGCAAAGCCTGAACCGCAAGCCAACGATGACATCATGACTATCGAGCGAGCATCAAAAGTCACGAACAGCGAAGGCACGCCTTACGTTGACATTCCGAGCGACACCTTACAGAAGATGGTGATCGGAATCAACAAGGGCTTGAAGAATGGCATAGATGACGAAAAACGAGCCGAATACCTGGAAAAGAAACAGGCTATCGGCGTCATTCTCAAAGCACGCGCAAACAAAGAAATTTAGGCGCGGGTTTCCTCCTCCTTTTCCCGCGAAGCCTGCCGGCGGGCTTGATACACCGGCAGAAAGAATTGAGAAATGAGCAACAAAAGATCTATCGAGAACAAGGTCCTAAGTGCAGTAGGAATTTACTGGAAGATCAAAAGTAGATACGATCCTGAATACGACCTCGACACGAAAGGAATTACCGTCAATTGGGCGGAAATGGACCTCGCAGATGCGGTAAATGAACTTGCAAAGGCAGTTATCGAATTGTCTGAAAAGGTATTTGGAGCGGATGAGGAAGGGGCAATAACATGGATATCTACGGAAAAATAGAACAATACTCAAACTTGACCTTCGGAATTGACGCAATCGGCCAGGAAAAACAAGCATTAATTGATGAAGTTTTGACACCGGAAATCAAAGAAAAACTGGCAGAAATTGACGCGGAATTTGACCCAAAAGTTGACGAACTTGCGCAACAAAAATCGATGCTGGAAGGCGACATCAAGCATGAAGTTTTATCTGCTGGTCGCACGGTCAAAGGCACATATCACAGCTTCGTTTGGTCCAAGCCGCGCGTTAGTTGGGATACCAAAGCATTAGACAGTTATGCGCTGGCACACCCGGAAATCGTGCAATTTAGGGCTGAGGGAGCACCCAGCGTGAGCGTGAGGAAAGCATGAAACCTAACGACTATTACCGACTGAAATCCGCCGAAATCAAGGAAGCCGACATAAGACTGGTCGCAGCCGTTATGAGCGAACACGTGGGCGAAGAAAACGCCGTAAGAATGGAAAAACTTGTTGCGCGGTGCGGATTAGGGGAGCGCCAGGTACGCGACATTCTGGAAGTGTTGGTCAAGGATTACAAGTGGCCGATTGGCGCTCACGCTGGCAAAGCCGGTCGCTGGATCATCGAGAACGAACAGGAACGCTGGCACGTGGCGAATGAGTTGTTGAGCCGTGAGAATGAGCTGCGAGCACGGCGCAAGGTGATCGAACAGGCGCACATTCCGGCGAAGTTGGAGCTGGATAATCAAGTGCCACAGCTGAAATTGTTTAGGTGACATATGGCTAACTACAGACAGATTCACACGCAAATATGGCGCGACAACTGGTTCTTAGATTTAGAGCCAGACGAAAAGTTGCTGTTTATCTACTTATTCAGCAACGACAACTCCAACCTGGCTGGCATCTACGAGTTGCACGAACGGATTATTCAGCTTGAGACTGGATTAGACCGCAAGCGCATCAATGAGATCATAACCAAGCTTGAAGGTGACGGCAAAGTATTTTATCGAGACGGCGTTGTCTGGATTGTGAACATGCAGAAGTACCACTCAAACGCCGGTGAAAAGGTAAGAAGGAATATCGAACTGATTATTGAGGGTATTCCGGACTGTGAGGTGAAAGAAAAATACTGTATTTACAACGGTATTGAGTTAGAAAATACCCTATCGGAAATAAAAGATACCCTATCGTATAGTAAGAGTAAGAGTAAGTTAAAGAGTAAGAGTAAAACCGAAGAAGAAGAGGAAGCGCAACCGGAAACGCCTAACGGCGGTACTTTTCCGTCCACTGATAAATTGTCTTCGGTTTGTCATATCTACAAGGATAAAATAGGAAAGCTTGACTCAAAAGATGCGGCGATGCTTAAAGATTTGACAGTTGCTTATGGGGTTAGTGATATTGGGCGTGCGATCGAGCATATGGTCGCGCATACGGATAGACCGAACGGGGCTTATCTGAGAAAGGTGCTGGACGGCTGGTTCAGCGAGAAAAAGATTAGAAAGGTGTACGCGTGATGGACCAACAATGCGTGACTTGCCGGTACGTTCAAACGGCAATTGTGAGACCGCAAGGGTCAGAGCCGAAGCGGTTAGTTGTGACGTGTGAAAAAGAGCACGCGCCGATCTGGTTATTCAGCGGTGCAGAGTGCGAAGATTATCGATCAAAACAATCAGAAACACAGGAGCAAAAATGATGGAATTTGTAAAATTTGGCAAAATTGCAAGGCTTAGCAGAACGGTTGTAATCACCGAAAAGATAGACGGCACTAATGGTTTGATTGCCATTGGTGAAGGTGGCGAATTCCAAGTGGGTTCTCGTAACCGTTGGATTACCCCACAGAACGACAATATGGGCTTTGCTCGTTGGGCGTATGAAAACAAGGACGAACTGATGGGCTTGGGAGTTGGTTATCACTATGGGGAGTGGTGGGGGCAAGGCATCCAGCGTGGTTATGGTCTGAAAGAAAAGCGTTTTAGCCTATTCAATACATCACGTTGGTCCGATGATAGTGTGCGCCCTGCTTGCTGTGGTGTTGTGCCTGTGCTCTACGTGGGCATGTTCGATACAGCCAAAATTCAGGCTATTTTAGACGATTTGGCGACCAACGGAAGTAAGGCTGCCCCCAACTTTATGAAACCGGAAGGCGTGGTTATTTATCACACTGCGGGCAATCTGTATTTTAAAAAGACAATTGAAGGTGACGATCAACCGAAATCAATCAATCAAACACAGGAGCAAACATGTACCAAAAACTAATTTTTATTGGCAATTTAGGCAACACACCAGAAACACGCTACACGGCAAAGGGCGATCCCGTCACCTCGTTTAGCCTTGCGACTTCGCGGCGTTACGGCGAGACGGACGAGACGACATGGTTCAGAGTGAGCGTGTGGGGCAAGCAGGCGGAGTCGTGCCAGAAGTATTTGAGCAAAGGCGCGAAGGTGCTGGTCGAGGGGCGGTTGAAAGCAGAGCCGAACGTGTACCAGCGCAAGGACGGCACGTGGGCAAGCAGTTACGAGTTGACGGCTGAGAGCGTGCGATTCCTGACACCGAAGGGCGAAGACGCGCCCGTTGAAGATTATCCGTTTTAGGAGGATGAGATGACAGATTTCACAAAAGAATTTATAGCCGAAGCGAGAGAATCAATAACCGAGCCAGGTGTTGAGAGATACATATGCATTCCAGTTCAACTTGAAATGCTTGATGAAATCGAGCGTCTACAATCCCGCATTGCCGAGCTTGAGGCGGAAATTGACCAACTTACCGCTCACGATGCTACAGAGCGGCAAGATGATAAGTGGATACCGGAGGTGCAGGATGTGTAACTTTTTCAGTTTTGTAACAGAC